GTTATCCAATCAATCCTTGGCGAAGCAATCGGCGAAGCAATCTCTATCGCGTTTGCTACTGATGAAGCATACTTCCCAACATTATCTCGTGAAGTATCTGCAACAGCCAACGGAGTTCCATACAAATTAAAATACAAACCATCAATCGATATCAACGGCAATTACGGCGTAACAGTTGAATACGGATTGATGGCAGGTTTAGACCCTAACCGAGCATTGGTATGGGGTCTGCAAGCACGTGGCGATAAACTCATTTCACGAGGAATGCTACGTCGTAATTTACCGATTTCGCTCAACGCTGGAGAAGAAGAGCGAGCAATTGATATCGAAGAGATGCGTGATTCATTGAAAGCATCCATCTCGCAACTTGCTGCTGCGATTCCACAAATGGTTTCGCAAGGGCAAGACCCGATGTCGCTTGTCGAAAAAATGGCAACAGTTATTGATGAACGCAAGAAAGGCACACCACTTGAAGAAGCGGTAGCTAAAGCGTTCAAGCCAGAACCAGCACCAGAAGCACCACAAGCGCCAGAAATGGCGCAACCAGAACAGCCAATGGGCATGGGTGGAGAAATTCCACAGATGCCACAAGGTAGACCAGCAATGCAAGAGTTGCTAGCAGGTCTAACTGGTTCAGGCAATCCAGTACTCGCAGGTCGAGTAACTCGACAAATACCAGCATAAGGAGAAAAAATGTTTGGAAAGCAAGGAAAGGCAGCTAAGGCTCCAGTTCACCCAGGACACTCAGGCAAGAAGTCTGGTGGCAAAGGCGTAGGACTTGGATTAGTTGCTAAAGCCCCAACCCCAAAGGGTATCAAGGGTAACAAGAACAAGCTTAAGTAAGGACATCACATGGCGAAGAAACCATATAAGTTCCGCCAAGCCAGAAAAGATGCTAAAGCTGCAGCAAAAAAAGCTTTTCCAGGAAAAGTAAAAGCTGTACGCAAAGATATTACAGGTAAATTAACTGCCGAAGATAGATTAGCTCTTAAGGATATGGCAGATACAGCCAAGAAAGAACTTGGCAAGAAGGCTTATTTGAGTAGAGCTGAATATGATGCTATGCGAAATGCGGACCTTGAAAAGTTCCGTCAATCCATGGCAGATGAATTTGGCGAATACGCTGGCAAGAAAGCAGGAGGCGATGACGCACCTGCTAAGAAAGCCCCAGCCAAAAAAGCTGCTGTCAAAAAACCTGCTGCTGCTGTTGAAAAGAAAGCACCAGTAAAGAAAGCTGCAGTCAAGAAGACTGCTGTTAAGAAAACTCCAGTTAAGACAGCTGCAGAAACACCAGCTAAGAAGGCTACGCCTTCAAAGACAATGACTCGTGCAGAAAAGTCTGCTGCTAATAAGGCTGCATGGAAGAACATGACACCTGCAGAACGTAAGAACTGGTCAGCTAATAAACCAGGTGCTACAAAACCATCTGCAGCAGATAAAGAAGTTGCTAAGAATACCAAGAAATTTGGTAGCACAAAGCCATTAAGAGTAGTTGATACACCAGTTACAAAAGGTGGAGAACTAGAAAAGAAACTTAAGGCTGAAAAAGCTGGAACTACAAAGCGTCCAACACTTGCAGACTTAAAGAAGAATGAAGCTAAAGGTCTTGAAGAAGCTAAGAAGCGCGTTGAAGCTAAAGGCGCTGCTACAAAACCAGCAGAACGCAAGAAGATTGTTGTAGATAAAAAGACTTCTACTGCTGATAAACCAACTGCTGGAAAACAAGCTATAGATAAAATGAAAGCAGATGCCAATGCTAAAGCTAAGGCTAAATCTTCTAAGCCAAAGTTTAGAAAGATTAAAGCTGTTGGTAAAGGCGGAGTTGTTGCTGCAGTCGCTGGTGAAGTAGTTAGCTTAGCTAAAGGCTCAACCAAAAAAGACTTTAATGAGATTAATCGTCTTGAAGCAAAACTTGCTGACCTTACTGGTAAAGGCAAAGGTAAAGTAACTGCAGGTCGCCAAGGAGCGCAACAGCAATTATCTCAACTTGCATCATTAGCATCAATGGGTATTGTAGGTAAGACTCGTCGTCAACGTATGGACGAACTTAATCGTTTAATTGCTAAAGCTGAAAAAGCAAACAAACCTAAAGAACTTCGCTATGGCAAGGATGGCTCATCACTTGTACCAGGAACTGCAGCATATAAAGCTGGTTCTAAAACAAAACCAGCTTATGGAACTACTTCAACTGGCGGTGGCTCAACAACTAAAATTGATAGCCGATATACCGTAAAGAAGGGTGATACCTTGTCAGGTATTGCAAAAACTGCAGGAGTATCTCTATCAGAACTTCGTGATGCAAACCCATACATCATGAAGAAGAAGAAATACAAGCAAGGTTCAATGATTTGGTCAGGAACAAAGGTTAATATTCCAAAGAAGAAGTAGGTAAGTAAATGTCAATGATGCAACCTTCGGGTCCAGGTCCGTTCTCTAAGAGAACTGACCGCCAGGGCGCAAAACAACTTCCTAATGCTGCTTACGGTGAGCAAAAGGAATTTCAACAAATGCAAGCTGGTGCGCCAATGGCAAAAACACCTACACAGCAAGTACCTCGCCCTAATCCTATGGCGAACGTAGTGCCTTTAACAGCGCCCACCCAGCGTCCAGATGAACCTGTGACTGCTGGTGTGGACGTTGGTCCTGGTCCTGGTAGAGAAATATTGGGATTAAAAAGCCCAATTGATAATCAATTAAAAGATTTATCAAAGTTGGCTAAATACATGCCATTGATGGCACAGTTTGCGGATTCTCCAGAATCAACTGGAACTATGAAAGCTTTTGTTAAGTATTTACGGAGTCAAGCAGAATGAAGATACTCAAGAAGTTCGAAGAGAACCTTGAATACCTTGGATTTGAAATGGCTCCAGTTGCTTGGGATTTAGCCAAGTTCCCTTTTGAATCCGACGATGACCGAATTTCATTATTAGAGGAACTAACGGCTAAGGAGGCTGCACCTAATGTCCCTAACAGAATGGTGGACTGACCCCTCTGTAGCCAAAGACCCTACTAAAGAACCGAAACTTTCCAAGGTTGATAAGTTTAAGAAAAATACCCTCGATGATGGAACCAAAGTCGGTGGCATAGAACAAGCAATTATCCCTAAAGTAATGGGAGCAATTGAAGCTGGTGAGAAAAAGCCAATTTTAGGTAAAGCTATTAACTGGGCTAAGACTGGTCTTGAATTTGTTGGCGAAAAAATTGTACAACCAGTAACTCAAACTGTTTCTGCTGCACTTCTTACGCCTCAAGCCATGGCTAAAGGCAAGGGTGGCTTAACCGAAAGCTATCGTTTCTCAAAGAAACAAGCTAAAAAGATTTCTATGGGACAGGCAGCAGCTAGCGCTGTTGGTAAAGTTGTATCTCCTGTTCTTGGTGATGTAACCAATCCTACGTTTCTTGATGAAGACTTTGACGTGTTTGATGAACGTCAACGTGATAAAGCATTCCGTGATGAATGGGCTGGAATCTTTGCATCTGGCGTTACAGATTTAGCACTTGCTGCTTTTGGCACTAAAGGTGCTGGTATGGCAGTACGTGGTACTGCAAAGAAAGTTGTAGGTCCAAAGCGTCTTGCTACCACAGACGACATGGATGTATTTAGAAGCGAACTAGATGAGATTGTTGCACAAAAGGCTCTGCCTGTAGAGCAACAGACTAAGACTGGTCTATCAGTTCTTGTAGATGATGCGGTTAATGAAACAGATTTAACAAAGCTTGCATCAAACCCACTTGTATCTGAAACATCTAACCCATATAGAACCGCAACAATTCTATCTAGGTTAGATAACCACCAAGATGTAGCAGATTATTTGCTTGCAGAACGTGGAGATACCGCTGCATTTCAACGATTCTTTGAACGCAATCCACTTGCAGCAGACCATCTTGATAATTATGGGATTACTGCTACAACACCAATTGATAACTTTGCTAGCATCGGATTAGATGCACTAGACCCAAATCTTACATCTAGATATCAAAAGATTATTGATGCTGTTAAGATAGAAGACCCTAACTTTGCTCGCGCTTTAGATGACTTTATGGAAAAAGCGCAGATGGGTGTTATAGAAAGCTATCGCCCAGGACGCTATGCAGCGTTAGAACAGATTGGCTTAGCCAAGAAGAAGATACAGTCACAAGCTTTATACGGCGACCTTAAGATGTTTGGTCAAGATGCCGATGGTGGTTGGAAAACTCAGGTTTATCAATCAGGTGTCTATGACAGAGCAGTGCGTCTTATTGCATGGACTGGCTCAGGTCGTCCACAAGGGTATATTAATATTTCTAACCCACGTAAGTTTGAAGCAGCTAACGATTTATTGTCTGACTTGAATCGTCTTCAGTTCCTTAAGGGAGCAGAAGGTGCTCAATATAAACGTCGTATGGTTGAGATGTTCCTTGATGCACAAAGCGATACTCAACGTGCTATTGCACTTGGTCGTATCGAAGAAAGCGTCATGGGTCGTCTTGCAAAATATTATGGCGTTACAGATATGCAAGATATTGGCAACGTCAAGGACGCTGTCAACCAAATTAAAAATTGGCATATCCGTATGAACCAGAGTCGTGATAGCATCAAAGAGTATGCTGTTAAGAATGGTTTTGTTCCAGACGAAAACGGCGGAATCAACGTACAGAATTTCTTATCTGTATCTAATGAAGCACAGAATCTTCCAATGCTTGACTTCCGTAGACTTGAAACCGAAGTTATCTTCAACGCTCGTCGCGTTGCAGGTAAAGGTGCAAAGGTTACCCAAGGTCAATTTTATGGCGCAAAATTATCTAGAATAGCCATGAACACTGGTCAGTTCCTTGACTTAGCAAACATGGTCTTTAGCAACTTGAACCTACTTCGCCTTGCATACATACCAAAGAACTCAATGGTAGACCCATTTGCTCGTGCAAGTATGGCTCTTGAGTCAATGGAACTTGTTAAGAATGCAGTCCCTGGCGTAGATAATGTTGTATACAACACTGGTCTTCTTAAAGAATCAGCAAAGAAATGGATACCTGGCAGCCCTGCTGCCAATGCTCGTAAACAAGCTAAGTCTGCACAGTTCCGCGTAGAAAAGTATCGAGCAGACCTAGAACCTAAGATTACAGCGCATGCAAAAGCTGAAGCTACTTACGATGACTTGGACAAGTCATTAACAAAACTTATTGCAGCACGTGATAAAGCTAAAGCCAAAGCAATGAAGAGCAACGATGTTGAAGTTCAGAATAAATATTATGAGCTTGAAGATAAAGTAACAGAATTACAGACTAAAGTAGATGACGCATTTGATGAGATGAGTCGCCTTGCTGATTACATTAACGGCACTGCTAAACTTATCCAGCGTGAACGTAAGGATTGGGCAGAGTTCGCTACTGCTCAAGGAGATTTGAAACAAAAGAAGCTTCTTGGTCAAGAGGCTGAAGTTATCGAAGTTAATGGTCAGACATACACTATTCAAGGATTAGCTGACCCTAATGTTCGTGGCGCTAGCGCATACATGTCAGAAATTGATACCGCTACAAACTTCTATGCAGCATCAATGCAGTCAGAAATTTCACGCAGACTTCGAGCAGACGGCGCTCGCTTTGTAAAGATTCCTCGCAAGAACCGTGAAGAATATATGAATGCGTTGGCACATATTGCCAACCGCCAGGTTCGTAACGAACTTGAGTTACCAGTCGGATGGATGATGAGGGGCGAAAAGTCCAACGCTGAAATCGTAGAATGGCTATATAGCCCAGCTGGTAAAGAATACAGACTTCGTATTGAAGAACGCTTTGGCGATGATATGCAGGCATGGGTAGGACAGACAAGAGAAAAACTCTATGCGATGTATCCAGACCCTGAACTTCGTAAGATTATTACAGAACGTCCAGTAACTTATCAAGAAGTAGATGCAATGCTATACGGCAGAACAGACCTACTTAAAGAAATTGATGGACCAAGTCTTAAACTTTCTGACTTAACTGGCGCTGAGCAAGTTCTTGCTCGCATAGGTGGAGCAACTAACGCAGCATGGAAAGTCCTTTCACTTACTGAAACAAGACTGGTTCGTAACCCATTGTTCTTGTCTTACGTCCGTGACGAAATGAAGACGCTGATAAATGCAGCACAACGGTCTGGTATTGATGTAACAGAAGCCGTAGTAAATAATGAAATTCGTCAAGTTGCATACCGTAAGGCGCTAAGTCGAGTTGAAGAAACGCTTTACTCATCACGTCGTCTTACCAATGGTATGTATACGGCACGTTATGCAATGAGCTTCCCCTTGGCTTTCTTCAACTCCCAAGCGGTAGCGCTTCGCCTATTGGCTCGCAACCCAATGAATGCTTATTGGTACAACAGTATCCAACAAGCATTTGACAAGTATGAAGCTTACGAAGACCAAGATGGAAACACTTATTCTTCAATCAAGGATGTTCCACCTGGAGTAGCGGTATCTGTTAAGTATCCACTCCCATATGGAGATAAGTTACCTAACTGGGTTAAGACTGCATTAAAACCATATACAGATGTTCGTGGCGGTGGAATTAAATTCAACCCTAAGCAAATGGAATTTATGGTTGCAGACCCATCTATCTCTTGGTTTGGCACAGCAACAATATCTGAAATTATTGATAACGGATTAAGTGTTGGTCCATGGAAACTTTACGGTGAGCAAGTAGCAGCATCTCTACGTGAAACACTTGGTGATGATGTTTACGAATCTAGCATTCTATATGGAGGTTATCCAGTAGAAGGCAAGAATCTTGCCGAGAAGGTAAAGAACACCATGGTTCCAGGTTACCTTCAGTCATTAATTGATTCAGGTAAATTGCCATATCCAGTTCGTACAGCGTTTTCGCTTATCGGGCTTGAGAAGAGTGAACGATTTACCGATGAGGTTTATGCTCAATGGCGTAAAGGTTTCTCTGAGTGGGTAGCTAATGGTCGAGTTGGTCAACCACCTACAATGGAATCTGCTGCTAAAGCAGCTGGCAACATGGCATTTATCAGGTCTGTTGTTCAGTTTAACGCACCTATCTCAGCGACATTTGACCCAGTAACTCGTGCTGCTACTTCATATTATGCTGACTTGGTTGAGCTGGCTAATGGCGATTATGACATTGCACAGAAGGTTATGATTGATGAGTGGGGAATGGATTCCTTAGCACTTGTCGGGTCTAACCAAAAGAATGTTGCAGGCGTAGCTGCAACAATGAATGATATTAAAGTTCTTCGTAATAACACAAAGCTACTAGAAGAACTAGGTAACACTAATACAAAGTATGCTGGAATGTTGTCATCTGGTTATGGTGATATTGCAGGTACTGGTAGTGGACCAAATGATTACTCAACAGAAGTTGCTTCTATCTATAAAAGGATGAAGTTTGCTGGAGGGTTTAATAACCCTATCACTCAAAAGAAAACCGAAGACGAGTTAAAGAAATCTGCTCAGGCTCGTGTTGGTTGGGCTGAGTATCAGAAGGCTGTTGATTGGCGCAATGCCATGATGAAGCAATATGGAATTACTTCGACTTATCAAACCAGGTATGAAACCTCTGGTATCAAGCGCGTCTTTGATGACATGGTAGATGATATCGAGAATGACTACAAAGGTTGGGTAGAGCAGCGCGACGAAGAACGCAAAGACTACTGGAATGGAACTATTGCAGCGGTTGAAACAATCTCCAAGAATCTTGACTGGAGAACTTATGCGTATTCAACAGGTAATACCAAGTGGGAAGAAATTGCTTTCTGGGCTGGTAAAGCTCGTAACTTCAAAGACGAGTATGACCGACCAAACAATAGCGATGAAAGGAAGTTAATGCTTAAGCAACAGTTTGCACAGTTCCATTACGACTTCCTACAAACAGCATCTGATGAGTTTGATGCATTTGCCACAAGATGGTTAAACAATATGCCAGAACTAGATAATGAATTCGTGGTGACAAAGTGAAGAAACCAAAACGTTCAGATTACCCAAAAGGCAAGATAGGCGATAAGCAATATCAAGCAGCATTGATTGAATACGAACAAGCGGTCAAAGATGCAGAAGCTTCTAAGAAGCTAAACATTCCACCTATCAAGCTTCCTGGCATTGACCCAGAGGCTGGTATTGACGATGTTCAAGCCAAGTCTTGGTTCAAATACAGCGCAGCAACTGCAAAAAAGGGAACAGAAGCTCGTAAATATTACGAGCGTTTTATTGCAATTCTTAAGAAAGCTGGTATCCCACAAAGTAAATGGCAGTCCGTATGGAACGATGCTGTTGATTGGGTAGGAACCCCTGGGTCTGGTGCAACTGGCGACCCATCTATGTATCTTAATGTATGGAATCCAGCCAGTTATACAGGTGGAGAGGGTAGCACTAAAAAGTATGGAACCCAAAAAGTCCGTACTGAAACCACAACCCAATACAGTCCATCTAATGCAGCAGATTACATAAACAAAACTTTTGAATCTGAGATTGGTAGAACTGCTACTAAAGAAGAAATTGATGCCTACAGAATGGGCGTTAATGCTGCTGCCAAAAAAGAACCAAGTATCTATGATGGATTTACTACCACCACTGGTCCAACTAAAGGCGCATCTTTAGGAACCACAACAAGTAAGGGAACACAAACAACTGGTTTTGACCCTGCTATTTATGCAGCTAACTTTGCTAGAAGTCGTCCCGACTTCGCAGAATCTTTTGCAACCAAAAACTTTTTGAAGATTATTCAAAGTCTTCTTAAGGACCCAAATGCTATCGGAACGGTGGTTGAGTAGTGGCAGACACAAAAGTAACAGTCAGGTCTGGTCAAACACTTAGCTCTATCGCTAGGGCAAATGGAACCACGGTTGCTGCAATCCTTAAAGCTAATCCAGCACTTACAACAAACCCTAAGTATAATAATGGTAATACATTATTTGCTGGAACTCAGATAACAATACCTGGTTCGGGCTCCACCCCTATGACCAATAATTTTCCTGGCACAAGCGATTGGCGCAGAGGAGAAGAAGCTTCAATGGCTGGGCTTACCCCATCACCAACAGCTTCACCAAATCCTTTTACAGATAATCTAAGTATGTCAACCGACTCACCTACAGCAACTCCTATTACAGCCGATAAGTTATCAATGGCTATGTTGCAAAAAATGTACGGCATTACTGCTGCTGTCATTAATAATGACCCAAGTTTATTGGCTGCGCTTAACAAGATTCTTGGTGTTGACGGTGGTCCAATGATTACTGACCCAGCGCTACAAGAGGCTATTGTCAAAGGTACATCTTGGTATCGTGACCAGACAGATACTCAACGCCAATTTGATTTTGCTAAAGCAACCAACCCAGGTCAGTTTGCTGCAGACCTACAAAAGAATGCAAGCAATATTGTAAAACAATTTGCTTCTATGGGTTTACCTATTAGTGCTTCTGAAGCAATTGAATACGCTAACAACATGATGAAGCAAGCCATCATCAAAGATGGCAAGGTTGTTAGATTTGACCAAGACTATCTAAACAAATTAATGGCTGACTCAATCAAGTTTGTTAAAACAAACTCTATCGATGGTCGTGTTGTTTATACTGGTCTAGCTGGAAAGCTAGAAACCATGGCTAGTAAGTTGTATAGCATGGCTCGTGATTACGGTTTCCAGCAGACCACATCTAATGCAAACTTTGAAAAATGGTTTGAAGCAAGCATGAAAGGTCTAGTTGCTGGAACCCTTAACCCAGAAGATGTTGATAATGACCTACAGGCTAGAGCAAAATCATTTGCTCCTGGCTTGGCTAGGTTTATTGACCAAGGTCAGACTCTTCGTGAGGCTGCAGACCCATGGCTTAAAGCTATTGCAGATACTTGGGAAATGGATATTGACCAAGTTGACCTTAATGATGATTATGTACAAAGAGCTATAAACATGCAGGATGAAAAAGGCAACTTCACCACAATGAATTTGTACGACACAAAAAAACTTGCACGACGCAGCGCTAAGTGGGATACAACCCAAACAGCAAAAGAGGAGAAGACTTCTATTGCTTCACGCATTCTTAAAGACTTCGGATTCCTGGGGTAAGCATGCCAATATATGACGATTTTTACGATGCAGTAATTTCTGTACAAACTGCTGCACAACAAGATGCTGCAGAGCGAGCCCGCTTTGCCAATGCTGCTGCTAATGCAGCCAATGTCGCAGCAACAACAAAACAAGTTCCAGTAACAGTAACTGTTCAACCTGGCGATACTCTTTCTGCAATTGCTAAAAAGAATAACACAACAGTTGCAGAAATTTTAGACCTAAATCCAAAGTTTGAAAACAACCCTAAGTACCAGGGTGGAAATATGATTTGGTCTGGCACTACGGTAAATGTTGGATATAAAAATGAAACAGTAACCCCTTCACCAACACCAACTGCTTCACCGAAACCAACTGCTTCGCCAACTCCTAGTCCTTCACCTACCCCAAGTCCTACCCCAAGTCCTACCCCAAGTCCTACCCCAAGTCCTACCCCAAGTCCTACCCCAAGTCCAACACCTAGCCCAACACCCTCACCTACACCTAGTCCTACTCCATCACCAACACCTACTCCATCACCCACACCAACTTCTAGTCCAGCTTTTGGTGGCGACCCTAATTCTGGCGCTGGTGGTAAAGGTCCTGATGCAGCAGCAACAGGTGCAATTCTTGACCAAATTGCTGCGCTAACAGCACAGATTGCAGCTATGCAAGCTGCTGCTGCAGCCGAGGCTGCAAAGCCAAAGGTTACTGGTACACGCACAGTTCGTAAAACTGGTGGCGTTGTTGAAGTATACCAACAAATGTCTGATGGTTCTCTTGGTAACTTAATCGAATCTTACAAAGATTTTGGTGCTCGTGACTCTGTCATGAGAATGTTTGAGAACACAGGTCTTGGCGACACGTTTATTAAATCATTAATGGATACCATAGATAAAGTCTATGAAGAAAACATTATGCCCACTGATGAACAAATTCTTAATACAATTTACACCAGTGATGCATACAAGACACGGTTTGCTGCTAACGAGGCTATTCGTAAACGTATAGCAGATGGTAAGGGTCGCCCTGGCGACAGACTTTTAGCTCCTGCAGAATACATTGCAGCCGAAGATGGCTATAGAGAAATCATGCAAGAAGCAGGATTGCCAGAGAATTTCTATGACCAACCAGAAGATTTGGGTAATCTTATTGCTAACTCAATTAGCGTTGGTGAATTTACAGCACGTGTAAACATTGCACAGAATGCACTGCAAAAAGCAGACCAAGCAATTGTTCAATCACTTAAAGATTATTATGGTTTATCTTCTGGCGACCTTGTCGCCTACTTGTTAGATAATGAGAAAGCATTTGATGCTATCAACTCTCGTTACCAATACTCAACAGAGCAAGCTAAGTTAATGTATACCTCTTCTGAGGTTGGCGGAGCAGCACGTCGTGCAGGATTTGACACAGGTATCTCTAGAGGCTTTGCTGAAGAGATTACCAAGGCAGGTAAGGCAGAATCTGCCGAACGTGCCTTCCAAGGTGCAGCCCGCGAACAAGATGATTACCGACGCTTGATGTCGCTATATGGCGAAACCGCTGGCACAGAAGACTTAGCTCGTGAAGCGCTTGGTCTTGCTGGTGGTGCTGAAGTTGGTATCAAGACCAAGAAACTTGCTTCTAAAGAACGCGCCAAGTTCCAGCAACGTGGAGCAATTGACCGCACATCGTTAGGTTCTCGTCTAAGAACACCTGACGTTTAATAGATTCCGTCCCAGACCGTCCAGCCCTGGTGATGTGTATAAGTCTGGAAGTCATCACGTCTACGAATCAGTACCCCTGCTGAGGAGTACGTGTGGTGCAGAACCCGATGAGGGTTTAACTACTAATAAAGGGAGAAAACAATGGCAGAAGAATACCTAGAGTACGACTTCGAAGATGAAGACAATGGCAGTGGAACTGACCTTGTAAAGAAACTTCGCAAACAGATTGATTCACTTTCCAAGCAACTTAAGGAACGTGATGAAATTCTTGCAGAGTTTACTACACAAAGTCATGAAGCATCTATTGGTGAAATCTTAGAAGGTTTCGGACTTAATCCAAGAATTGCAAAATTCATCCCAGATGAAATTGAAGCAGACGAGGATGCTGTCGCACAATGGTTAAATGAATACGGCGATGCATTCGGTATCGAAGCCGTTGAAGAGGGGACTGAGTCCCCTGACGCTCAATCATATGAGCGAATGTCAGACTTTGATGATGGTGATATTGACCCATATGTTGGTCAAGATTTAGCTTCTCGTATTGCGAACGCAGGTTCGCCAGAGGAGTTGAGTAACTTACTCAAAGGCTGATACGTCCACAATCAACCCCAATTAGAAGGAAATCATGCCTACTACACCAGCAACGTCAACTACGACATCAACGATGTCGAACTTGATTCAGACGGCGTATGACAAGTACATTGAGTTTAACCTTCGCTCTGAGCCAATGTTCCGTAAGTTTGCGGACAAGCGCCCAGTCGATGTAACAAACCCAGGTAACACCGTCGTCTTCCAGGTCTATCAGGACCTATCACGTGCAACTACTGCACTAACTCAGACACAAGACCCAGACGCAGTAACACTTAACAACACCAACAAGGTGAATGTTACAGTAGATGAATACGGCAATGCTGTAATCACAACTGAGCGTCTTGCTCTTGAGTCAATCTCCGCAATTGACCCAGCTGTTGCAGACATGTTGTCATTCAACATGCGCGACTCTCTAGACTCTTTGGTCTGGACCAAGCTGACATCTCTTGCAACAATGCGTTACACAGGTACAACCTCTGCTGATGAATCAACCATCAACGGTGAGAACGTATCTTCAAGCACCACTGCTGCAAACATCACTGCTGCTCTTGCACGTAAGGGTGTTGCTAAGCTTCGTGGCGCAAACGTACAGCCACGTGAAGGCGGACTCTATACAGCACTAATTCACCCAGATGTATCTTATGACCTTCGTTCCGAAGCTCAGAGCTCTGGTTCTGCTGTATGGCAGTTGCCTCACACCTATACAGAGGCTGGCGTTGCCAACCTATGGAATGGTGAAATCGGTATCTACGACCAAGTTCGTTATATCGAATCTCCACGCTGCGAGTCAATCTCTGGCTCTGGCACTTCAAAGGTATACGCAACTGTTCTTCTCGGAAAGCAGGCTCTTCTTGAGGCTGTTTCTTACGAGCCAAAGACAGTTATCGGTCCTGTAACAGATAAGTTAATGCGCTTCCGCCCAGCGGGTTGGAAGGGACTTCTTGGATGGAACATCTTCCGTAAGGAAGCACGTTACGTCATCCAGACTAAGTCAAGCATCGCTTCCTAGTTTACAAAGTGAGAGGGGTGGGCAACCACCCCTCTCCACATAAGGAGATACGTGGCTAAAAAGAAAAAGGCTGAAGAACTACCTCTAGATTTCTTTACGCCACTACAAGAATACGCACATCAAGCACATGAGTTATATAACTCTTTTGCACAGGCAGGTTTTACAGAAGGTGAAGCGTGGGAACTAATGGTTCGTCACCTTCCAGATTGGGAATTAGAGTCACCAGACTTTACAGAAAAGGATGAAGAATAATGCCAAAAGTTGGTAAAAAAGAATTTGCATACACTGCTAAGGGAATGGCTATGGCTAAAGCTGAAGCCAAAAAAACTGGCAAGAAGATGGCTATAAAGAAGCCAAAGCTCAAGAAAAAATAATGTCATCGGGTAAATACAAGTCACATCATGGCTTTAACCCAATACAGATTAAAGATGGAATGGTTGTTCGTCTTCGTAAAGACGGACGCATCCAATCGATACTAGGAAAAGTCGGGGAGTATAAGAAGAATGGACCCAAGGCTAAAGAGGGCGGGCGTAGCGGGCTTTAATAAACCTAAGCGCACCCCAAACCACCCAACCAAATCTCATGTTGTCGTAGCCAAATCTGGCTCACAAGTAAAGACAATTAGGTTTGGTCAGCAAGGCGTATCAGGCTCCCCGAAAAAAGCTGGAGAAACAAAATCTTACCGTCAACGTCGCCAATCATTTAAGGCTCGTCATGCTAAGAATATATCTAAGGGTGTTATGTCCGCAGCATATTGGGCAGACAAGGTGAAATGGTAATGGCAAAGATATTTCGTGGACCAACCATGAAAATCAAACTTGGTATGAGTAATGACCTTTGGTTTGTTTCTTATCCATGGGGTAAGACCGTAGTAAAGAAAAATGGAACTTGGTCAACCATAGTTTCGCCACAAGATAGCAGCTTAGCCAGTTATGACAAGGTGCTTCGTGGTGGATATGACAACCCAATTACCGATGCAGAGGCAGCAGAGTTAACTGCTGCGGGATATGGTGAATACATTGTCGAAGTGTAGAAGTGGATGTGTAACTCAGGACCATGAGTCTTGGGGAGAATGCCTTCGTGCAGCTAATTTGAACTTTAGCAATGAGCGTGTATCAGCCGAAATTAAAAACACAGATAAAGAATTGAGCGCATATCGTGACGCTCGCAAGCAAGGAATTCAACCTGCTTCAACAAAAATGAAAGACATTCAAAAAGCGGTCAGAGCATCTGACCTTATCGGAAGGGCAGCGAAAGCGTAATGGCAACACTAAACCAGCTGACCGAACAGACCCTTGGCGAAGTTAATTCTTACGTCAAAAACCAAGAATCAGTTACGGTTATTACCAGCGCCACAACTGCTGGCGACGCAACCATGTTGGTTGATGATGCTACTGCGCTGAGCAAGGGCATCGTTGAGATAGATGATGAACTAATCTACTTAAAGAAGATTATCCCAACCAGCGGTTCTATTCAAGTTCTTGGAACTACTGGCAATGTTATTGGTCGTGGCTGGCGTGGAACTACAGCAACAAGCCACGTAACTGGTTCGGTTGTAAGAAACAACCCAATCTTTCCTCGCAATCAAGTTAAGCGAGCTATTAACGAAACCATTAAAGCAATGAACTTCCCAGTTATTACATACCATACATTTACTTTTAATGGTGCTGACTATTCATACTTGCTACCAGATGCGTTAGAAGATATAACTGGTATCTCATGGGATGTCCCAGACTCAACAGGCGTATGGCAGATTATTAAAAACTATCGAGTCGATAAGAATTATTACGACACCACTACTTCAACAATCAAGCAGGCTTTGATTCTAAAAGAATCACCAATGCCTGGTCGTACAGTCAATGTTCAATATACAAAGTTCCCAACAGTCATTACAGATAACCAAGAGTTAACTGCTAGTGGTCTTCCAGCATCTTGCGAAGATGTCGTTCGCCTTGGTGCTATGTATCGCCTACTTACAACAGTAGACCCTGGAAAGGTTACGGCAACCGCAGTATCTGCAGATGCCCTCGACCAACCAGTCCAAGCTGGAGCGTCTACCAACGCTGCAAAGTATATCTTCCAGCTTTACACCGTTCGCCTCAGCGAAGAAATCGCTAAGCAACAAGCCAACTTCCTAAACACAATACAGTATACGAGGTAATACATGCCATCAATTGCACGTTATTATAGCTCAACCGCTGCTAAGACAACACTATCTAGCGCGATTGATGCTAGCACGACAAGCACAAGCTTGTCGCTGGCTGCTGCTTCTGGTTTACCATCGCAGTATCCATTTACACTTATTCTTGAAAAGGATACCGCTAACGAAGAAATCGTAACGGTAACCGCCCTCGTTGGTACTGCATATACAGTAACTCGTGGTGTTGATGGCACAAGCTCTAAAGCGCACTCGGTTGGAGCAACTGTAGAACATGGTGTTTCCGCATTAGACTTCTCTGACTTCCGTTCTCATGAGGCTGCAACCTCTGCTCACGGAGTAACTGGAGATATTGTAGGAACTGGCGGAGCACAGACCCTCGCTTCTAAAACCCTTACATCTCCAACAGTTAATACACCAACTATTGCTGGTGCAACAATCAGCGGTACATTTACATCTACTGCCACAATTACTGGTGGTACATACTCCAGCGCAACTTTAGGTTCTGATTTATCTGCTGGTGGATTTAAGATTACAAACCTTGCTACACCAACAGCATCAAGCGATGCTGTTCGCAAAGACTTTGCTGATGCTCAAGTTGCTGCTGCTGCGACATCCGCAGCATCTGCAGCAACCAGTGCTACCGCAGCAGCAACCTCTGCTGCATCCGCTGCAACGTCAGCCACATCTGCTGCTAACTCGGTAGCAACTATTCAGACATCTGCTACTTCGGCTGCAAATTCAGCCACTGCTGCAGCGACTTCGGCAACCAGCGCTGCTGCGTCAGCAACAGCTGCTGCCACTTCAGCAACCTCAGCTCTTGCATCTCAGACAGCAGCAGCCACATCTGCTACCTCTGCAGCAGCATCCGCTACTGCAGCAGCAACCAGCGCATCATCTGCTTTAACTAGCCAAACCTCAGCTGCTACTTCGGCAACGTCTGCTGCAGCAAGCGCTACCGCTGCTGCTACCTCTGCAACTTCTGCAGCCAATAGTGCAACTACTGCTGCTGCGTCCGTTGCTTCGATTGCTGGTTATGCATCAGCTGCTGCAGCAAGTGAAACTGCTGCTGCTACCAGTGCAAGCTCTGCTGCAACATCGGCATCAAGTGCATTAACATCACAAACATCTGCTGCAACCAGTGCTACAAGCGCTGCTGCAAGTGCAACCGCTGCAGCAACAAGTGCTACATCGGCAGCTGCTTCAGCGGTTGTTGCAAACGATTGGGCAACACTTACTTCTGGACCAGTAGCTGGTGGAGAATACTCTGCTAAGTATCATGCTATCGCTGCTGCGACTAGTGCAACATCTGCATCTACGTCTGCAACATCAGCACAGACCTCTGCCTCATCTGCAGCAACATCTGCATCTTCGGCTGCTACTTCAGCAAGCTCGGCACAGACTTCTGCTACTAGCGCAGCAACCGTTTATGATAATTTTGATGACCGCTATCTTGGTTCTAAATCAACAGCACCCACATTAGATAATGATGGTGATGCACTTATTACTGGTGCGCTGTATTTTAATTCAACTACTGGGGTTATGGGAGTATGGTCAGGTTCTGCTTGGGTAGCAATTAACCAAGCAAATGCTTACTCAGCACCAACGCTTGGTTCAACACTTATATCTTCTGGTACAACAATTGGAACCTTAAATGGATTAACCAAACTTGTATCAGCAACATTTGCATCTCTTGATTCTGATTCCAAAGAAATAGACATAACGCTCATGAACATCATGGGCGCGTATTAAGAAAGGTAGTAACTAATGGCTACGACAACTAAAGTGCTGGCTAGAACCGCAGCAGCGACATCTAGCGCAACACTATACACAGCTCCTAATACGAGCACTCTGGCAGTGGTGACTAATATTGTCATTGCTAATGCTGCAACTTCTCAATCAACTGCGACTATCGCAATCGATGGCGTAGTGGTTGTACCAGCGGTTAAGTTAGATGCCAACTCGGTACTTGGGTTTGATATGAAGCAGGTTATTCCTGCTAATGCAACACCTAAAACAATTACTGGGTTTGCCTCAACCACTGCAGTCAATTTCCATATCAGCGGAGTGGAGATTAACTAATGACATTTCAACAGTATCCTTTTAAGGGTGGAGTGCCAACTGGTACTACTGCTCAACGACCAGGAAGTCCAGTAATTGGTGATGTCTTCTATAATGGCTCAACTGGTATTCTTGAAATTTATGATGGAAACAATTGGGTTCCTTGTTCTGCCCCATCTGGAACTCCAGTAGTTTCGGTAACAGATGTCGGTACGTCAAGAGCTTATACTAGTGGTGCTATATCATTTACATTTACACCGCAGGCAACAGGCGGTGCTCCACTTGGATATACAGCTGTAGCAACTACCGCATCAACGGCAACAGTTTATCAAGCAACAACATCTGCAACTACAACAACGCTTTCTGTTGGATTGCCTGGAACATATACAATTTATGGAAATTCATATAATGGCTTTGGTACATCTCCAAACTCTGTTCCGTCTACAGTTGAAGTTACAACCGTCCCACAAGCACCTACTATTGGAACTGCATCTACTGGAACACAAACAACCAACATAACAGTTACATGGACGCTTGGAGCAAATGGCGGAAAAAATCTTACATCTATAACCATTACACCATATCTAAATGGAACAACAGCTCAAACCTCACAAACTGCAGCAACGACAAGTTCGACCTCACATCAATTTACTGGTCTTACTCAAGGGTCTGCTTATACTTTCAAAGTAAAAACAACTAACGCCAATGGGGATAGTTTAGAATCTTCAGCAACAAACTCTGTGACAATCCCAACTGCAATCGCAACACGAGCTGTTGTTGTAGCTGGAGGCGGTGCTGGTGGGTATGACCGTGGCTCTGGTGGTGGTGGTGGTGGAATAGTTGATATGTCGAGTAATGATTTTACGGTGTTTAATGGTTCTGCAATTCAAGTGACAATTGGCGCTGGTGGCGGTGGTAGTGCGACTAACGCAGTTGCAGCAAGCGGTGGTGATTCTATATTAGGTTCATTGGTTGCAAAAGGTGGCGGTGGCGGTGCGACTAACCAAAGTGGTGGAACTGGTGGATGCGGTGGCGGTGGCGGTTGGAGCGGGGGCAATGTTGGTGGAACATCAAACCAATCAAGCCAATCTGGTAACTCTGGAACTTATGGTTTCGGGTTTGCTGGCGGAGATGGCGGTAATGGCATTATCGGTGGCGGTGGTGGAGCAGGAGCAGCAGGAGCTTCTTCGTCGCCCAGTACTTCTTCTAACAGACCCAATGGCGGTAATGGCAGAACGGTTTCACTAAACAATACTACATATGCTGGTGGTGGAGGCGGTGGGCAAGCATCAGACGGTGGTCCATATTACATTCAAGGTTTTGGTGGAACTGGCGGTGGTGGTGCTGGCTCTAATGGCACAACTAAAACTGGAACTGCGGGAAGTGCGAACACTGGTGGTGGAGGTGGCGGTGGAGGAAATATCCCAGCCACAGCAGGGGCTAACGGTGGCTCTGGAATTATTATTTTTAGAATACCAGATACTCGTACTGCTTCATTTTCTGGTGGTGTTACTTTCACTGGCGGTAGTGCATCTGGTGGATTCAAAACATATACAATAACTGCTGCTGGCGTTTCAGACACAGTTACATTGAACTAGGAGTAATGATGGCACACTATGCAGTATTAGATGAAAACAATATTGTTGTAAATGTTATTGTTGGCAAAGATGAAAACGAACCATTGCCAGAAGGATATTCTTCTTGGGAAGAATATTACGGCGGTATAAGAACATCATACAATACTTATGGAAATATTCACTCCGCTGGAGGAACTCCATTTAGAAAAAATTATGCCATAATTGGATATTTTTATGACAAAGAACTTGATGGTTTTAGAGCTCAACAACCATTTCCATCTTGGAAATTAAACTATGACACTTTTATATGGGAGGCTCCTAAAGAAAAACCCCCACATATAGACGGGTGCAGATGGATTTGGTCAGAAATTAACTTAGAATGGGTATCAATCAAAGGATAAATAAATGAATGAAAAAACCGTATCAGCTATTAAAAGTTATGTGCGCCATTTTATCGGTGCTTGCCTTGCTGCCTTTACTGCTACTGGTGGGGATATCTTCACTCTTGACGCAGCGGGAGCCAAGGCTATCTTCACAGCGGGAGTCGTGGCAGTGCTGCCCGTCGTGCTCCGTGCTTTAGATACATCCGATTCAGCGTTCGGTAAGACAGAATAATGAGCACCAACGAATGGGCTGGTATCGCGGTAGCGGTTACCACAATAGTCGCCAGCTTTGCTGGCTCTGTTCGTTGGTTGGTCAAGCACTACCTTGCTGAACTTAAGCCGAACTCTGGCACAAGCCTTCGTGACTCTGTCGATAGATTAGAAAAGCGTGTTGACAGTTTATTTGAATTACTAGCAGGAAAGTAGAATAAGTGTCTAGTATCAATATCTCTATAGCAAGTTATAGGGATATTGAATTATTACCAACTATTCGTTCCGCCTGGGATAATTCTTCAGACCCTGATAGTTTACATTTTACTATAGTTTCTCAAGCTGAAGATGACGAACATCCCGACCTATCCTTCATTCCAGAGGAACAGTTAACTTATTACAAGTTTCACTGGAGTCAAAGTAAGGGAGTTTGTTGGGCTAGAGAAATAGGTTCCAGGAATATTAAAGGAACATTCTTTCTTCAGATAGATTCTCATTCTAGGTTTAGACCAGGATGGGATAGGGCAATTGTAAATTCCTATCTGTCATCGTATGAACATTACGGAAAGATTGTCTTTACTACCTACCCAGAAGGATATAAAGTAAACGACAACAAGCAAGATGAGTTTCATTACCGCAGCAATTTATTAAAGATAGTTCCTGTTTGGGATGAGGTTGAAAAGATGGTAGGACCATCGTTTCAAGAAGCTAGCCTTAATCCTTATGGAGATGAAATCTATTATGTGTCTGGCAATTCTTTGTTTTGCTTTAAGGAAATAATAGAAGAAGTTCCCTATGATTCATTGCTTTATTTTCATGGAGAAGAACCATCTCTAGGATTACGGTTCTATACTCGTAATATTAAATTAATAAATACACCAGTTGATTTTATGTTTCACGAGTATAAAGCATCTTGGAACGAAAGCGCTCCTAAACGTAAGTTGCATTGGGAAGATGACCCAAACTGGTATCTACTTAACTATCAATCATATGAACGCTTAGCTAAAATTATGACTGGTGACACCAGTCTTGGTATATATGGCATAGGCGATTATGACTTATACCTACAGTGGATAGAAAAAACTGGAATAGAACTAAGAGATAAGAGTGATTTGATTATGAGCAGAGTAAGGAAATGAATGAAACCTGTAACCAAGAAAGCCACGCCTGCTGCTATTGCTGTGCTGCGCCAGGCGACGGCATTGTCGCCGAAGCGAAAGAAGTTGTCGGACGGATTGTTGCCAAGTGCAGCTCACCTGAAGGCGAGTCCAACTTCGGACCACAATACTGGGCTAGCAGTCGACCTCACCCATGACCCTGCCAATGGCATTGACTGTGCTGTCATCTTTGAAAAACTAAAAGAGGATGCACGAGTCAAGTACTTAATCTTTCAAGGAAAGATTTGGTCTAAGGAAAGAGCCAAGCAAGGTAACAGAAAATATACTGGTAGCAATCCGCACAATAAACATCTGCATATTTCTATCAACGATGGTCATGGCAATGACACCAGTCCTTGGTTCTGGTGGATGAATCAACCAAAACTTATTAATCAAGTCAAGGCTGTAATCAAGCCACTGCCAGATAAGAAAGTAATAAAGGAAGACACATCTAAGTGCTGCCAGCACTGTCCCAAGAAGTAGAGGTAAACCGTGGCAACTACGAATAAGGAACTTGTTGGCGACCTACCGATTATCCTTAGCCAAGCAATCCCAACAGCGCTTGTTAAATACAAGCGAGAGGACTTTGCTGCAAGCTATGCCATCGGTAATACGCCATGGTTATCTGGGGCATCTGACCAGAACCGTATCAGTCGTATCACTACGACTTACCAGAAAGAACGTATTGACCAGGGAACATCTGCTGGTGAAAACTCTTTGTCTAACTGGTGGCTGCGGTCTGCTACATCTTGGCATCATGGTGCTGGAGAGCGTTACTATGACGCTGACGCATCTGACCAATATAGATTCTATGAATCCTACAATATGGATGTATGGAATATTGGTGAGATAAAACTATTACCTAAGACAACACAGGTATCAACAACAGCTATTACGGCTAAACCAGCAACAGTAACAAACGGAGCTTTCTATATTCAGGGTGGTAATGTCTATTACTACAACGGCTCAACTGGAGCTAGTACATCGACATCTCTTGCCACATCTGTAACTGCTCAAGTTCTAGCCAGCGACGGTAACAGTGCAATCGTTGGTGCAAGCGATGGTATATACACAGTCAGCACATCGATGACCGTATCTAAGATTTGGGCTAAGCCAAATGGCGTAACAACATTTACAGTCCAGGCAATTGGGTTCGTTAAAGACCGTATTGTTATTGGAGTTAAAGAAGATACTACTCAGTCTGTAGTGTATGAAATATCTAGGTTCCCATCATCTACACCAACTACTATTGGCAATACAGAAGAACGGTATACGTTCAAAGATACATCTATTGTATGGAACTCTGTTGGTGAACTTAACAGCGCCATTATTGTTGGCTACACGCTTGGCGCTATCAGCCGTGTATTGTCATTTGCTATTGATGAAGCATCACCTCTTGCTGCTATCAAAGACCCAATAGTTATTGCAGAGTTACCACGTGGTGAAACACTTCACCAGATACGTACATACCTAAATGAGTTTGTTGCTATGGCAACAACTGCTGGCGTTCGTATTGGTAACCAAAGCACAGACGGACTAGGGTTTACATACGGACCATTAAACGTGGTCGGAGATGTTCAAGACATTGCCTTCTATAACAGATATATATTCGCAACACGCAACTATGCAATCAATACCAATAAGGGTCTATGGCGTATTGACCTTGGTCAGCCAGTAGATAATGGGTATGCCTACGCTGCGGATTTATCTACAGATTCATCTGATGTTATAGGTGTATCTTTCATTGGCACAACCGCACGTAAGTTTATGGTTGGTGCATCTGGAGTATGGGTTGAGCATGCAACCGAACTTGCCACATCTGGAACTATTAGTTCTGGCTGGGTTCGTTGGGGTACTGCAGAAAACAAACAACCAGTATCTCTTGCTGTAAGAACAGATGGAACTGGAGGAACCATTGGTTTCTCTGTTGCAGACCAGGATGGAAATACTTCTGCAATTGAATCTATCCCACTTGGTGGGTCAACTGACTTCCAACTTTCTGCAAGCTTGCAACCAGCAGACCACTTTGAAATTACTTTAACTTTAACTAGAAGCACCAGCAATGCAACCGTTGGTCCGACAGTAGAAGAATGGCAGTGTCGTGCTCTACCAGCACCACTTCGTTCTCGTACAATTACAGTTCCATTACTATGCTACGAAGAGGAGCGCGATTCCAATGGAGTTACAAGAGTATCCAACCCATGGGAACGCATTAACTATTTGGAACGCATTGAACAAAATGGAGGCGCGGTACTATTCCAAGACTTTTCTTCGGGAGAAGAACGAGTCTGTACAATCCGTGCTATCCAATTTGAGCAAACTGCTCCACCCTCATTCGCATCAGGATTCGGTGGAATCGTAACCGTTCAACTACAAACTATTGATACAGAAGTTCCGATTCAATAGTGGAACAGAACAAACTAATATCCCTGGTTAGTCCAGGTGAGCGCCACCCATTGGTAGAGAAAGTCCGAGTGGCGCTGAATATAGCTGGAGATGATGTGCTAGATGCTCCCCTGGCTGAAGTGCTTAAGGGTTTGCAGCATATGCTTTCCATCCCAGCAGTCGGGTGCATCAACTTAGCCACGCTGGATGCGCTCGCAGTTGCTCCGCCTGAATGGTAGGGAGCCAAAGAGATAGGGGGAACCATAACGGTTCCCCCTTCTTTTTGTTTTTAATACGCAGATTTATCTTTGTTTAGAATTCTTATTGCCCAATCTAAACCAGCGTTAAACCCTTCTATCCATTCTTTATCCTTATGCCCATCAGGAAGATGCGTCTTCGCATCTTCTATTTTGTTTATGAATATTTCTATATCTTTCATCGGCTCGCCCTTTGGCGAGCCTTTCCCGCCCACCACCCCTCAACCTTATCACGGACTTGGTTAAAAAACCAACGGCGTGTCTTACCCGATTTGTCCGTCTTGGAGAATATACTTGGCATATGAACGAACTCCCCCCACATAGGTCTTACAGTCAGCTTTCTACTTGGCAATCTTGCCCGCAGAAATACTACCTCAGCAAAGTCGCAATGGTCCCAGAGAAACCAGCTGTTTATTTGGCTGCTGGCTCAGCAGTCCACTCGATGCTGGAATGGTTGAACCATGAGTTCTATAGAACCCAACAAGAATCTAATTGACCAGCGGGGTATACCTAGCAATGAATGCATTAATTGTGGTTCCAACATTCAAATTATTCGTGCCATCTTCCAAGACTATGAGCTTGTTATGTGGTTTACTGATTCCTTCTGTGCGACCTGTGGGTCGCCGATGACTACCCCTACCCCCATAGATAACCCAGACTACACTCCGAAGGATGATGATGAGTTTAACTGAAAAATGGCTTGAAGTATTTAATGAATCTGTTAGAGTTGCTGAAGAACAATCTGGTATTCCCAGTTCTGAATGGAAGACTAGCGGTCGCAAGACCATAGCTCGCCCAGATGGGGAAGACCTATCGTTCTGGCAAAGCGATGGACTTAAGCAGGTTGAGTCTTATCAGAAATGGTATGCTCAGTCTGGTTGGAAAATCGCAACCATGCCCGACGGTCGTCCTGGTATCGAGTGGGATGCAAGTGTGCATTTCGGAGGCACACCTGTCCGCTTTGTCGTGGATGTCATTTACCAAGTGGGGGAAGACTTAGTAATAGTCGACTTCAAGACTGGTGCTAGGACACCGTTCGGTATGATTCAAGCTGGCTTGTATGCCAGTGGTATTGAAAAAATGTATGGCGTTCGCCCTAAGTGGGGCGCTTTTTTTATGACACGTCAAGGTCAACTCGATGACCTATTTGATTTATCTCATTTGAGTATGGATTATTTTGATTATGTATTTAGCGCAATGAATGATTCTGTGTCCAAAGGTTGGTTTCCACCATCGGTTGGAGAAAACTGTAAGATGTGTTCATTCCAGGAAAAATGTCCAGCAATGGGCTCAAAAGAATTCCCTCTGCAAATACCTACAACAAAGGGAAAGAAAGGAAAAAGTAGATGACTGAGTCTACGTTTTCATATACTGGCAAGCTAAATGGGCAGGACTTGTTTACCGTCCGAGGTAACAGTGTTGCCGAATTCAAAGCTAATCTGAATGCAGCTATCGAGGCAATCAGTGAAGCTCAAAGTCTGCAAGCTGTGTTGGTTAATCGACCAACTGGTAATGCATACGCACCTAACATGGAGCAAGCTATTCAAGCGCTTCAAGATGCTGGCATGAATCCTCAGCCAGCATCATCATCACCTCAATCAATTGAGGTAGTCAAAGATAAATACGGCAATGAATGGACATACGGACATCCAGATGCCCCAGACTTACCAGATGGACGTGGCAAATATGCCAAGAAGAAGGGCATATCTAAAGCTGGTAAGGCTTACGTTGGTTGGTTTGACCCAGCCAAGGGACCAAAGCCATTTAAGCCAGGAGTTGCTGAAGCAGAAACTATCTGGACTAAAGGGTAACAATGCGTTCACTACTACAAGTAGTCGGTGTGGAGTCACCTGCTGGTAAGCAATTACCAGAGGTGCTTCCTGCTCTTACTGCTAGTCAAGTATCCTTCCGTCAGGCTCAACTGCATTTAATTGCAGGACAGCCAGGTGGCGGTAAGACACTGATTGCATTGTGGTATGCCATCGCCTCCAAAGTTCCAGCGTTATATATCTCAGCGGACTCTGATTCAAGAACAATAGCGACTCGTGCAGGCGCAATCATTATGGACAGAGAAGTGTCTGACGTTGAGAGAATCATGGATACTGAAGCCAGTGTTCTTCTTGAAGATGCATTGGCTGAAGGTGCAGGACACGTTCGGTTTGCCTTCGACCCAGCACCCTCGTTACAAGACATCGAGGAAGAAATCGAAGCGTGGATTGAACTGCACGGTTCTGCACCTGTGGCGGTGTATGTTGATAACTTAATGAATGTCGCTTCATCAAGCGACAACGAATGGACAGCGTTACGTGACGCTATGTCTGCCTTTCATTACATGGCTCGTGAATATGAAACTGCCTTCATCGTCCTTCACCATGTGTCGGAGAACGAGAAGATGTCTAAGCCAAACTACCCAGCGCCACGTAAGGCTCTGATGGGCAAGGTTGCAGCCCTACCAGAACTTGTCTTATCTGTGGCGCTGGATAGCACAGCCAACGTTTATCGCGTTGCTGTTGTAAAGAATCGTCATGGTAAGGCTGACCCCAATGCTGAGGAATATATAACGCTAGCAGCAGAAGCTAGCAAGATGACTCTGTATAACTCATCGACAGAATTATTTAGAGCGAGGACATTGAGTCAATGGAAATAACTAAATCAAGTTTCGATTTAGATTTTAACTATGGTCAAGAAGGTGAGCAACTTGTTAAACAACTTCTTACCAATGGTAAAACTGTTGAAGTAAAACGTGACCGCAAGTGGTATAAGACAAACAATGTTTACATTGAAGTTGAATGTTGGTATCTTAAATCCCAATCGTGGGAACCATCTGGTTTATCAGTAACGCAAGCTGACTACTGGGCATTCGTCTTAGAAGAAGGCGTGATTATGGTTCCAACAGATTACGTAAGATATGTAGTCAAGAACTGGGGTCACGAGATTACTTGTGAGATTCCCCCGAACCGAAGTAAAGGTTACTTGGTTACGATAGAAAACTTATTATCTGCAATGAAGTTACTACGAAAGGGAAACATAGATGAAATTTCCAGACCTGACCAGGGGATTGTGTAGAGAAGTTGGTATCGAATTTTTTTTCCCAGAAGAAAAAGGAGGCGGTCCTGATATATACAAACTTGCGCGAAAGATATGTGGCGGTTGCGCGGTCAGAAACCAATGTCTGGAATGGGCTGTAAGACACGAAGCATTTGGTATGTGGGGTGGAGCCACACCAACTGAACGTAAACAAATAAGACGGAAGAGAAATATAATTCTTCAGGAGATACTAGTAAAGGATTACGTATGAAAGCTTTTAATTCTATAGAGATTAGAGTCGGCAAACTATGGTTACATTTTGGATATAGTTTTACTAGGTTTGCGGTTGGGTTTTGTATTGATAGGTTCTCTACAAACATAGACCTTGGACCATTTTGGATTTCGATTGAATACTAATGACTACTCCATCCAAGCGCAAAGGGTCACAGTACGAACGTGATGTAGTTAAGTGGCTAGTTAGTATGGGTTACCCCTGTGCTGAACGAGCCTATGGTGCTGGTCGTCATGATGACGTGGGTGACATTGATGGCATTGATGGTGTTGTTATAGAATGCAAGAATGAAAAAAGAATAAACATCCCTGGCTATCTCAAAGAGTTGGAAGATGAGATGATTCATGCGGATGCAGAAACAGGAGTTGTGCTAATAAAAAAGCGTGGCACATCTAATATCTCAGAGTCGTATGCAGTAATGCCTGCGGAACTCTGGGTGAATCTGCTAAAACAGGCAGGTTACAATGGACATCAGTGAAGCTGTGACAGAGTTTCACAAAATGAAAAGAGGTAACTATGCGGTTAGTGCTAGTGACGGTGCTTGGTTTAATGTTGCCAATAGCAACACCAGCCCAAGCAATATCGCCAGAACTTACATTCGAGAAGAAGTTGTCCGTAGTCACGGACAAGAAGGAACGAGTGGAGCTGGCGTTAACACAAGTCACAACCAACAAACGCGAGGCTCAGTGTGCAATTCAGATTGCATACAAGGAGAGCCGATACAACGTGGACTCCTACAACAAGTCGAGTGGAGCACGTGGAGTATGGCAATTACTCTGGGCAAAACCAGGATGGTCATTACTCAAACAAACACAAGAAGCACACAAGTATGTGCTACATCGATACGACACTTGGTGCGGAGCGTACAGGTTCCACCAGGAAAGGAATTGGTATTAACAAATGAACCAACCCGAATTCCTTGAGGCAGTCTTTCGTCATTACGGATTGGACCTACCGCTAGGTGGGGACAAGTCCATCTATTGTCCTGTACATGATGACTCACATAAGTCCGCCTCGGTTAATTCGGAGAAGGGTGTCTGGGTATGTTATGCATGCAGCGGACGTGGCGCTGGTATACAGATTGTCATGGCTCGTGAAAACTTAACATACTCAGATGCTCGTAAATGGGCAGAGAAGAACATAGGTAAGGAGTCAAAGAGCGCAGCTCCGACACGAGGACGTAAGTCTAGTAGTCGTTGGACTCCACCTAGATTGAGGTCAGTTCGATGACAACAATTATTGGTATTCAAGAACCAGACGGCTGCTTGATTGCAGCCGACAGTAGAACTACAACTGAGAAGGGTCGCCCTTACTCGCACCCAATCGTAACTAAGATTACTAAACGTGGAAAATTTTTAATCGCTGGTGCTGGCACAACTCAACCGTGTGACATAGTCCAACACATATGGAAACCTCCAGCCATACCAGCTAATACAAAAGACATCCACCACTTTATGATTACAACTGTCATCCCTAGTATGCGTGAATGCTTACGTGATAATGGATTTGTTCACGATGACAAAGCAGATGAATATGAATTTCTTTTTTTAATGGCTGTGAATGGAACTATCTACGAAGTAGATGATACATACTCAGTCTTCCTACGCGATGATGGTATCTATGGCTTAGGTTCTGGGTCTTCCTATGCCATAGGTGCTATCGCTTCTGGTGCTAACTGGAAGAAGGCGCTGCAGATTGCAGCGAAGAATGACGTGTATACTGCTCCTCCTTTCATAGTGCATAGGCAGGAGAAGAAATGAAACCCAATCAAAAGCTCATTGACCTTTGGACTAAAGCAGCCAATACATATCATGCTAACCTTGCTGGTTCACCAGCTGAGGCATACCTTGAGAAGCGTGGCATCCTTAACGGAGCCGAACAGTTCAAGCTTGGGTATGTGGTTGACCCTGCACCTGGTCATGAAGATAGATTGAGGTATCACTTATCTATCCCATACATAACCGAGTCGGGTGTAGTTGGATTTAAGTTTCGCCGTATAGATGACGGCGACCCAAAGTATATGATTCCTACTGGTCAGAAGCATCACCTATATAACGTCAGTGCTATCCTTCATGCTGTCCATGAAGTGCTGATTGTGGAAGGAGAGATAGATGCGATATCTGCAACTCTTGCTGGTCATCCTGCTGTCGCTGTGGCTGGCGTTAATGCTTGGAAGCCTTATTTTAGCCGTTGTTTTGATGGGATTGGTCGCGTTGTTATAGCAACCGATAACGATGTTAAAGAAGATGGGTCTAACCCTGGGCAGGAATTAGCCAGACGTTTATCTGATGCGATACCTCAAGCTATCCGCGTGTCGCTTCCACCTGACAGTGACATCAATAGTATAATTGTCAGCCAAGGAGCTCAAGCGTTAACTAAATTGATTAACGCACTGGATGAATAGAGGGGCTCGTTGTCTGAAGATACTACCATCCTGCAATTCGAAGAGGATGCTCAAAAAATCTACGATGAATTGCTTGCGATTCTAGTAAAGAAACAAATTGATTACGGTCCATACAACATCTGGCATGCGCCAGGTGGCGCAACCAATGGGCTGATGGTACGCATGTCGGACAAGCTAGAGAGATTAAAGAATCTTATCTATAGTCCTAAGTCAAGTAAACCTAAGAACGAATCTCTTGAAGATTCGTTTGTTGACTTGGCTAATTATGCCATCATCGCACTAATGGTACAGCGTGGGGTGTGGGCTAAGTATGCCAAGAAATCGGAATAAGACTTACGAAGAACAACGTATCTCCCGCATCCGTATGTATGGAATCAGCGTGGAAGATTATGAACGTATGCTTGAAGAACAAGATGGTGGTTGCCACATCTGTGGCAAGAAGCCAGAAGGCAAGCGAGCTCTTGATATAGACCACGACCATGCAACTGGCAAGGTGCGTGGCTTGCTTTGTTCCAATCATAATCGTGCTCTTGGTTTACTTAATGATGACATTAAACTAATGCTTAGGTCTGTCGAATACTTGGTGAAATCCCTTGACTGATTTAGATAAAGACCATGAGATTTGGGAAATCATTAATGAGATAACAAGTTCGATTGCTTGGGGTATATCAAAAAGATATAACAGATTCGTGGAGCTTGAAGATGTCAAGCAAGCCATGAATGAATATGCATGGAAGCGCAAAGATAAAGTGTCCGAGTACCTAATGCGTGAGGATGAGAACGAACGCAGGCAGGGATACAAAGCATTCAGCACATTCATACGCAGGGCAGGCGAGCGATACGCTCGCAAAGAGAAAGCTCGTGCGCTTGGTTATGAGCTGGGTGATGAATACTTCTATCGTCTGGCTATGATTGAAACTCTTATTAAGGTGCTTGGTTCTGAGGATGCACAACTAACTAACCAAGTAATGGACCCAGATATTCATGGTGTTAAAGCTAAGAGGCAAGCCAGTGAAGGTAACAATCTATTGGCTATGTTAGCTGATGTGGACAAGGCAATGAAGAAGCTTGACTTACGAACTCACAGTATACTTAAATGTAAATACTCATGCGATGCATCTCTTGCAGAGATAGCAAAAGAATGGGACATCTCTCCGCAAAGGGTGGAGCAGATTATCAACAAAGGACTAAGGGATATAACAGAGTATCTCGGAGGGGCGACACCATACTAATGAAGAAGAAACCATTTTGGAAAACAACTAATCCAAAAAAGAAGTCAACACCACTAACACCTGAACAGAAAGCTGAGGCACGTGCTCGTGCGAAGGCAGCAGGCAGACCATACCCGAACCTGATTGATAACGCTGCTGTTGCTCGAAAGAAAAAGAAGTAATGCCAACATATGAATACGAATGTAAAGAATGTTTATTTAAGAAAGAGTTTGACATAAGGTTTGAAGTTGGTCCTGACTGCGACCAGTGTCATAGAACCATGACACGTGTATGGACAGCGCCAGGTATACAGTTCAAAGGAACTGGATGGGGAGGAAATTACAATGGGTAAGTCAGGCAATCCAGCCAAGCGGATAAAGGAACAACCTGTTATTAGCCCAGCTAATGACCAGATAATGGTCTGCTGGTGCGACAATGGAATCGTTGATGGCAAGTTCATGGAAGGCGTGGTCTACACGCTGTTAACTGCTGGGCTACCTATTACTAGCGCACAACGTGTGCAGGGTAATCAGATAGGCAGGCAACGTCAGACTGCATTTGATGTCTGGCATAAGAAAACTAACTTTGATTGGTTGCTCTGGGTTGATAGCGATATCGTTCTTACGAACGAAGCTTTGCAGTTGGTATGGAAGTCTGCTCACAAGGTTGACCGACCTGTTGTTAGCGGAACTTACTTCATCTCTAAGCAGATGGAGAGTTCAATCATGCAGCCATACCCTGCAGTATTCATGGCACATGAGGATGACAAGTATCTAATGTCATACGTCCACCCTCTGCCATTTAACCAGTTGCTCAAGGTTGATTACGCTGGGTTTGGATTCTTACTTATGCATAGGTCAGTGGCTGACAAGATGCGCCAGTTCCATGGTGACATCTCATTCTTTATTGAGTCAATGGACGAGGCTAATGCTGATAAGGATACGTTTATTGGTGAGGACATCCAGTTCTTTATGAAGATGAAAGAGGCTGGGATTCCATTGCATGTTCATACTGGTGCAACAGTAAAGCACATGAAGAGATTCGCATTCGATGAAGAGTTCTATAAATTGTATTGGGCTACGATGTTAAACAGTATGCAGGCGCAGGCGCGTAAAGAAAAAGAGGCGGAGGCACAAGCCCCCGCCCCTTCGGATGGTTCTAGTTCAAGCTGATGCGTGAGAAGAACTCACGCTGAACTTGGTCAGCGTTCTTGCATAACTGATACATCTCCTGCTCACCTTTGCGTTTGCCAATACGATAAGCGACATACGCAGTGATGGCTATGTATACAATCGTCCACATTATTTACCTCCAATCCTTTCCAAAAATTTTTCTGGTAGTTCCAAGCGACAGACCACTGCCTTACCTCCCCCATCAGGGGAGGCAAGGTGTGATGCAAACTTCTGTGCTTGGAGTTTAGTATTGAAGTCACCCCACGCTTGGACTGGAGCCCATTGCGCTAGTTGTCCTACGAGAATATAGGAATCACGTTTATCTCTGGACTCATCCAGAGCCTCGATGATTTCTACTGCAAGTTCCGTAGCACTTTCGGAGTTAGTGTTATCTGGGTCAAGTAAGTTGGCTACCAACTTGATTTCAGTCGGACGTGGACGTGGCATCAGTATCCCTTCATACATTGCACGTAGGTCTGGTGTTCAGCCAGTGCCTCACGTGCTTCGTTTTCGGTGCGTCTTTCTATTTCTGCATTGCAATAAGAGCAGATAAGGATGACGCTAGTCAGATGTATCATGCCTCTTTCCTTTCCTTGTGTTCCTTGTAGTAAAGCTCGCATACATCACCATCGATTATGTGATAATGCATGTGAGCACCAGACATGAAGAGGACTTCGTCCTCGTCATCGCCTAGTCCATAGGTATCGTGATACCCACAATACCAAGTCCAGCCCCCGACTGGAACAATCTTTAGTCGGGAGGCTTTGACTTGCAACGTGTCTTTATTCTTTAGTTTGCCCATCATTCTCCTCTGGAGTGTAGATGATTACGTCAGTAACCATAGCCTCCACCTCGTCATGCAATGGTTGCTCGACAAGAGCAGGCTCATTGTGTTTGGATGAATAGATGTGCAGGTAATCAAGCGCCTTGAGTATGTATTGTGCCACCCTTGGAGTGAGTGGCAGTTGGACATACGGCTGGTCTAGATATTTCTGCAATGGATTAGTCATGTTACCTTCCTATTAGTTGGACTACATCAAGAGCTTTGCTCTTGAGTTTGTCATACTTGCCTGAGATGACTCGCTCTGCACGAGTAATCTCTGACCTGTGTGAGTTCCAATCAAGATACTCAACGATTGCTTGGAACGCACCGAACTTAGTTCCTCGGATGTTCTCTTGTGTAGTTGAGTTAGCGTAGATGTTGAACGCAGTTTGACGTGAGTCCATCACCCTGTTGTATGTTCGGCGCTCACCAGTGGTGAGTTTGTTATACGGAGTTTGTTCAATGGTAGATGGTAGCGTCCACATTCTGCGGAAGATTCCTTCTACTTGGTAGTCATTGACTGGTTCGTTGAGTAACTTGTCAGCGATTGTTTCGTATGACTCGATGCCAGTGTAGATTACATCTAACATCTTACGCATCTGCTCTACCTGCAGTTTGGCATTGGTCGTGTGGTGCAAGGAATACTTGCAGTCCTTACGGAAGATGCCACTGATTTGGTTGGAGCAGAAGAGTCGGTTGACTACTGGCGTTACACCTAGTGAGCATGAACCATCGTGTGATGTTCGAGCTAGTAGGTATGCAGCGTGTGGGTCGTTAGCAATCTTGACCTCTCTCGGTAACTCCAAGAGCATCCAGACTTGAGCACCGCCACGCAGTTCACCTGCGTTGGCATATCGTGCCTCACCTGAATCAACTAGTGCATCCAGTGCGGAGAACATCTCTCCATTCTGGAACACCTTGTATCGTGTGCCGACAGTGCCGAGCGCTGTCTGCCCACCATCCTTATCAGTGCGGACAGTGGCGAATCTGTCTGGCACTTTGAGTCTACTGACTCCATCATCACTGACTGCTAGTGCTTCTAGTTCAGCCAGTGATACGTGCCAGTCAAGACCAGCCTGTTGTGCTGCATCCTGTGCGGATGTAGCGGTTACTGCGGAGCCAGCAATATTTGCTGACATTCTGCGTGTTGTTGTCATGTGTTTCCTTTCGCTAGTTGGTTGGTTGTATGGGGAAGAGTATCTCACACACGTTTGTCGAAGTCAACAACCGCCTGTGAGAGTTGGTCATGGTAATGACCCATGCTGGTGCGGAGCTCGCCTGTTTCAGACCAGAACGCCCACCATGTTACGAACGGATGATGGGGAGATTCATCTGCCCATAGGCAGAGGACAATCCAGCCATCGCCGATAGTTTTCTTGATATCGAGGATGATTGCACCATTGGCGCAACGTTCACCTCGCTTGGGTGTGCTCTTGATTTCGGTTGTCATGCTATCCACTCCTTCTCTGGGATGTTGAGATACTCACGCATTGCTTCGTCAGTGCCACATGCTGAACAGATTGCTGTCTTGTTATCCTTGCGTGATAGCGCTGGCATTGCCATGTTGCACCAGTTGGTGCAGCGTGGGCATTGCGCTAGTCTGAACAGGTCAGTCGTCATGCTACGTGTTGTCATGCTACGTCCTCCTCTTCTTCTTCTTCGATATCTGGGCAACCATCAGATGGGCAGTTGTCTACCTCTTCGGTTACCTCGTTGGTTTCTTTTGCCTTCGTGCTAACTACGCCGTAATACTGAATCTGAGCGCCAGCATCTGCGCTCCAATTCGAGTAAGCGTAATCCTCTGCTTCTTCTCGTGAGTCAGCGTGAACTTCTCCGCTGAACTCGACTATAACTGTTACATCATAGTGTGCCATTGTGTTGCTCCTTTCGGTTAGGGTTTTGCCATCTATATATAAAGCACATCTAAAGATGTGCTATCAAGAATCACGTGTGTGATTAGTCGTTGCTCTCGTCAATCTCGACGATGTCTTTGACGAGTTGGTTTTTCTTGAGGTAGTCAAGCACTAGTTCATCGACTATTTCGTAGTCAATGCCGTAGTAATGGTCGCCCATATCTACGAACCAGTTGTCCTTGACCATGCGGTCGAATGCTTCCTCACGTGTGGATGTCCATTCGATTTCCCAGTTCTCTGGTCGGTCGTAGTATGCGGTTAGTGATTGCCAGATGGCAAGGTCGCTCATGCCACTGCGGTTATACTGGCTTGTGTAGTTATACAGCGTGGTTTCTACTTGCGCTATCAAGAATGATGCTTCCATGTTTCCTCCTTATCGTTTGCTGATACTGAATCGAATGTCGGACTTACCGTCTATACATAGACGGCATACCGCACAGGCTCCACCCTTTTCGGAGATGAGTGGGATGCGCTTGAGTTGTTCGGGACATGAGGCTCCCGCTTTACCTGTCA